CGCCGCCGCGCCGGAGTTGTTGGAGGCGTTGAAGGACATCGTTGACGAGGCGAATCAGTGCAACGGCGGCAAGGGTGCGAGGCTGCCGTTTGTTATCCACCTGAAGGAATTGGCCGAAAACGCAATCCGAAAGGCGGTGGGGGAATGATCCCGAAGGATGTTTACGTGGGCGATAAGCGGCCAGACTTGCGGGTGCGGATGGCAGATTTGCCGAAGCCGGGAATGTACTGGTAGTGAACAAAGTGCTGGCGCTTCTGGTGGAGTTCATCGTCCTCATACCAATTGCGGCGGATGGCCAGAATCTGGCGGGTGGCTTTCTCCAGCGTCACCACGTACGGCAGCGCGATACCCGTGGGCTCACCCTTCTTGTTCTTGTGCTCGTAACCGGGGAGGTCCAAGTCAACGTGCATCTCAAGGATACGAAACCGGTCGTCCTGCAAGGCAGTCATGCCCTGCTCTTCAGCCTTCTGCTTCTCGATGTCGTCCAACTCCATCGACGGCTCACCGAGGTCCACGTCGCAATAGAACCCAGCCTCTTGCAGCTTCAACACCTCGTTCTTGGTCTTACGCATGACGTGCGTGACCCGCTCGGCAGACTCCAAGCTGCTGGCCCCATACGGCACCACGATGTCTTCAGCGGTGACAAACATCGCCATCTGACGGTTCTTGCTCGGGTCGAAGTACACCTTCTTGAACGCAGAGCCTGCCAGCGGCAGCGACCACAACATCTTCTCGTGCTCCGGGCGATACTCGGTCATCACCTCGGTAAGCTGGTAGTTCATGTCCTCACGCACACGAGCAGCGGACTCTTCCTTCAACAGGTCGGTCTCACCTACGATCTGCGTCTTCACCGGGCCCATTGCCGGGAAGGTCTCCATCATTGCCTCGGACTGGAAACGCACAACTGCCTCAGTCAGCATCGGGTGGAACACACCACATGCACCTTGCCACGGCTCAGTCCGCTCTTCGTAGTTCAGACCCAGCAGCTTCAGTCCGTCGATGTAGGTCTTTATCCAGTCCTTGCGGTCCATCCCGTCCTTGGTGAAGTCATCCACCAAGTCGTTGCCCAGAGCCTGAAGCTCCGAGTCGTCCATGAACTCGGCCAAGTTTGCATCAAAGTCTTCTGCGGTATCCCGCTGGGGTTTCAAGTCAATCTCTACGTCACCCATGCTGATGCTCATGGACTCCGGGTCTTCAACCTCGACCTCCACATCAGGGGCGTCCATCATCTCGGCCAACCCCACCGGAGCTTGGTACAAACTCTTTTCCATGATCTTTCCTTCGCGTTAGACTGAATAGAACCGCTCGTTGCGGCGTCTGAAATACTGAATCTCTTCCGGCTCGTCACTGGGCAGTCGGAGAAACCCACCTTGCCTGAACCTCATAAGTGCCAATGTTGTCGCGTCAACCAAGTCGTCATGTTGGCCGGACGGAAATTCTGCAATCTCATCGACCAACTCTTCTGCCCACCGTGTTTGTGGCACCCACACTTTTCCCGAGGCGATTATGTCTGATACTGCGTTGAGACGAGCAATCTTGTCTTGGCCCTTACCCGGTGTGTAGTCCTGCACAGGTATGCCCATCGCCCGGAGGTCATATATAAGCGGTGCGCCTGACGCCTTCTTCTCGATCAACACCCCGTCCGGCTCAAACTCCCGGTACTCGGCCAGCACGTCGCGCTTCAAGTCTGGATACTCCACCCGCTTCTTGTAGGTGTTGAGCAGGATGATGTTCTTGTTCTGCTTGTCCTCGTCCAGACTAAAAATCCCCCACGTCGTCCCAGCGGAGTAGTCGGCCCGGTTAGTCTTCTCGAACGCAGTGTCCCAAGTCTGGAGGATATACTCACACTGGGGCGGGTGGTCTTTCTCCCACCACTTCCACCAGTCGCGCTTCACGATGGCGCTCTCGTTACCCACCGGGTTCTGCTGGTACTGTGCCTGCCACTTGGCGTTAGGCAGCTCTTTGTGCAGCGCCTCCAGCTCCTCGATAGACCAGAACTGAGGCCATAGCGGATTGCCCGAGGGCAAGATGGCCGGGAACTCAATGACCTCCCACTCCTCACCGCTACGCGCAGCGGCGGCACGCAAGACCTGACCGGTCAAGTCCCTCTGGGACCAGCGTGTATTGTGGCTTACAACTCCGTTGGCAATAAAATTTTCAGTCCGGTCTACTTCAACATCGAATACTTCTGCTTCACCGGCTGGAGTAATACTAACTATTGGGTCTGCTGTGAAGTCGGAGATACGCCGCAGCTCGTTCAAGAACGCTCGCTGTCTTCCCATATCCAACTGCAAGATTGCAGTCGTTGCAGAGTAGCCCTCGAACTTTGCCTGTGTCATGGCAGTGGTCGATGCAAAGTTTTCCGTTCCAGTGCGACCTTGTATTCTTTGTAAAAGGTGGCTCACCGCAGACATCGCACCGATTGCCGCGTTCGTTAACCATACGCACAAAGTCTTCGGCAGTAATCCCGTACCTGTGTTTGATGCGCCTAGCCCTGCTTTGCTCCGGGGTTGGTTTTGCTGGGGGGAATTGTTTGGAGTAGCATGAATTGCACAGCCCCTTTGCTTTAGCCGGGTTTCCGCACTTGCACTTTTCTCCTTTCCATTTCCCGTGGTGGCCGATTGGGTGGCGAGGGGCGTCTGGGTTTTTTCGGTGGTAGCTCTCCCTTGCTTGGCATGGGTGGCACAGTCCGGGTTTGGTTTTTGCCCGCGACGGTCGGCTGCATCCTTCGTTGATACAAGCAACATGCCCGGCTTTAAGTTCTTCAGCCTTGTCCATTCCAATACTCCTTCGTTCATTACAAGAAACGGATGCCTCTCATTTGCACGAAGAATTATACCAGATTGTGTTTGTATCTCGTGTATGGAATCAACGCCACTTGACCGCCAATTATTGACTTTAGCTGCGGCAAGGCGTCCTTTATCAAACGTAGCCACCATATCTCCGGGGCGAATGTCTTTTAGCTGGGTACTCGTCCCGTCCGCCATCTGCACATTTGTATCACCGGCCATACACATCACAATAACAATAGAGCCTCCGGGCTGGAGACGCTGACGCGGACCTGACGTGTACCACTCATACACCTTGTCATAGACCTCGGGGTTGCTAGCGGCCATCGCCGCCTCTTGTTCTGAGTGCGGGTCGTCAATAATGAGGATGTCGGCACCCTTACCGGTCACCGCACCGCCCACACCAATAGCAAAGTAGTCGCCACCCTTGCTGGTGTTCCACCGGCCAGCCGCTTTTGAGTCCGCTTGGAGGTGCAGTTCGGGAAAAATCTCGTGGTAGACATCAGAATCCACCAAGTTACGTACCTTACGGCCAAAACCCACCGCCAATTCAGCAGTATGGGAGGTCTGGATGACTTTTTTGCCCGGAAACTGCCCCAAAAACCACGCCGGGAGCAGATAGGACGCGAATTCTGACTTGGTATGCCGTGGCGGCATGTTGATGATGAGCCTTTTGCACTCTCCACGGGCTACGCGCTCGAACGCATTGGCCATCCGCTTGTGATGTGCACCCGAAATGAACGTGGGCCAGACCTTTTCAACGAATTTGATGAACCTTGTATTGCAAAGTTCTTTTTCTTTGAGCTTTTCCAGCTTGTTTAGCTGCGCTTCGAGCACGCGCAGGTCCGTATCCGTCAACTTCCCCGAGTCAATCAGGGCTTCGATGTCCTTGAGGCTGATGTCACTCACCTGTTTGGGCCTCGTTTTGTTCGTGGGCTGATGGCTGGAACGGCTCTTCCGGCCCAAGCTGAAAGTCTAGATCGTCTAGAGGGGTTACGTCGGTGACTTCGGCATTGAGCAGGCGCTTGACGCGCTCCTTGATACTGCTCTCCAGAGTGGCCGACGTGGTGTGGTGCACATGGATTTCGCTGCGCTCGGTGAATAGGCCGATGTCGCTGTGTTTGCCAAGCAGTTCCAGTGCTTTCAGCTCATGCTTTGTGTCCCCGCACGAGGCTATCTCTATCAGGCGGTTGGTGATGAAGTTCCGCGCCTGTAGTTGATCGGAGAAGGCGTTGAAGTCGAACTGCTTGATGAGTACCGATGTTGCTTGTGCCTGCGCAGATATGGCTATTGTCTTAGGCTTCTCGGGTTTTCCCTCACCTAGTATGAGTTTCTTCGCGGCCTCTAGGTCTTCGTTGCCGTAGTCAATGCTTCCACCTAGCTGAGCAATGAGATCAGCGGTATTTACAGCAATGGCTACGCTATCCGCATGAGTATTGGGCTGCTCATCGGACAGGTCAAACGGAACATGGTGTTCCGCAGTAGGCGTTACGTTAATCATAGGCACCGAGTAAACGGGAAGATGCACCACTGTAGCACAAAAACTGGAGGAGGTTGGGACTCCTTATGGGGGGTGTTCTGTGTGGGGCGTAATAACAAAATTTATTTGAAAAAATATATGGGGGTGGGGGGGTCTAACTTAAAAATGAGTACCGGGTGTGTTGCGCACGGTGTAGTACTGTAGGAGTCCCTTTATAGTAAAAAGGGGTGGTGGGGTCTTGGATAGGGTTTCTTTAGTAAATGCTTGACTCACCTAGCATTTCGTGGTACAATTCAACCCATGGACACGACAACATAGTGACCATCTCGACTAGGCGGGTTTCCTAGATGTTAGATGTTTTATTAGAGGTTTATATGACAATCAATGTTATCTCCCCCGTAGTCAAGGCTACAAAAGAACTTACCCTGAATAGCCCTGAGGTTGTAAAAGCTCTTACAGTAGCAGTAGGCCAAGAAGACGCTGCTAACGCTAAGTGGGTTTCTGCCGCGTCCAATCTGTACATGGCCGGTGTTAGGTTCGGTCATATCGTTGACGGTAGCGCGGACTACGTAAAGGCTACGTTTGAGCGTATTCGGGACATTGTGATTCAGGCGCAAAAACCGAATGTAGCTACTTTGTTAACTGCTAGCAGCACAATCGGTTTTACTGACCAAGAGCGCGCAGACCGGCGCTACTTTAAGAATCGCGTGGACAATGTGCACATGAAACGGGTAGCGGAGCACCTGAAAAAGTTTGAGGAGACCGAGCGCGGCGCTCAGGCTAAGAAAACAATGGGTGAGGTTTACGCTAAAAAATGCCAAGACATGATTGACTCGATTCGCAAGGCGAAAGAGGATAAGGTTGATTTTGACGCGAGCGAAGCGATAGTCGCACTCAAAGCCTGCAAGGAAATTTTCCTAGCGTAAACCCTGAGCCCCGCTTCGGCGGGGTTTTCCCTCTCCCCCCAGCCCGCCTAGTGCGGGCTTTTTTGCGTCTGGTTGGTCTGGGTTTCCTGCCAGTGTTTACTCTGGAAACACTATGGGCTTTGAACC